CTGCGCAAGAAGCTGTAGAGGTCCGCTGCGTGGAAGGGCGTGCCCACGACGATCAACTGCCCATCGGGTGGCGGCATGTTCGTGATCGCACCCTTGAAGTATTCGATGTTCTTCTTCCGCGTGGTCTCGCTCCACATATCCTCATCGGAGAGAACATCGTCGCACACGACATACTTCGGGTGACGACCACGAGTGCTCTTGCCCCACGACACGGCGCGGATGCGGGAGCCGTTGTGGAAGCGCACATCGCTCTTGTTCAAGCGCAGTCGCGGTTCCCGCATCACTTGCTCACGCGTCGGCACGAGGTGCGCGAGCGAAGGAATGTCGATCATCCCACGCAGGTTGCCCTTCCCGTACAGAATAATGTCGATGTATTCCTGCGCGGCCTCTTGCGTCTTACCAAAGATGTAGACCTCACATCCCGGCTCGAACACGGCGCGCCAGATCGGGTAGGCGTACGTCCAGAACGTGCTCTTGCCATGATCGCGCGCTGCGAGAGTCGCGATGCGATCGTTGGAATGAATCAAGTCCTCCCATTCCAACATGAACGGCGCGATTGTGAGCCCGAGGATGTCTCGACTGAAGAGGCACAACGACTCGCGCAACATGTCAGCGTAGAGCGGCCCCCACACCGAATCGCTACCAGGGCTCGCCACCGTGACGGTCGCCCTCGTACCAGACACCTCACGAGTCGAGCCTGCGCGAGTCGTCTTCGCCGGATACGAATGCATGCGCGTTCATCCTGCACGCACTCGCCGAAGCGTGCAACGACGAACGCATCGAACGCGAAGCGCCTCCTCAGGCCGGCTCGCGAGGTCGTCGTCGCACATACCGTACAGGCTCCCGAGCATCGCGTGCTTCGTTGGGGTGCACGACTTGCAGCCACCCACGTCGAAGAATCCACGGCTCACCCACGGCGTCGATCCCAAGCAAGCGATCTCCCATGCGCATCACGATCGTGAACGTGAGCCCGGCGCGCAGATGGGTTGGAATCAACATGCCTGGAACGCCGGGGATGCGACGCTCGCTCGCCGGCAGACCTTCCGCCCACGTAGCGTAGGTGCCTCCATCGCTCTTCGCAGCAAGCGCGACGCGGTGACCAACAAGCGCATCGAGTGCAGCGACCTCAGATGGGTTGTCGCGCTCCCACGCGCGTTCTGCGGCTAACTGCATCGCTTCTCCACGCGAGAGCTTCTCAGGCGGAAGCGAGCGCAATTCTTCGCCGTACGTCTTGGGTCGTTCACGCGGCAAGCGGCACCTCGGCGAGCACGGTCTGCGCACCGAGAATACGCCGAACCAGATCCTGATCGAAAGAGGGCCTCGCAGGCGTGCCCGACGCGACGTTGATCGCGCCCCACGGCGTCACGAGCTTGCCCTCATGATCTATCCACGAGCCCTCACGCTTCGAGAGCCACAACGTCGCGCGGTCATCCTGGTCCTTCGCTTCGACGAACTCGATCGAAAGTGCACGCAGCATCGCCTGCACGCGCGCGATGCCTCGCAAGTCAGCAGGCGCTTCGATCTTCGACACGCGCCACCCTGCTCGCTCACCGATCACTCGCTCGTTCAGAAGTAGATGCTGCGAGAGGATGGGGTTCTCGTCTTCAAAAGCCCTGATCCACGAGACGAGCACATCGCTTGTGCTGCTACGAGGTAGCGTCTTCACGATCTCGACGTAGCGCTTCGACTCGAAGTACGTGAGCACTCTCCCCGAAGGCACGAGCAGCCATCCGACACTGCCAGGGTCACCCGTGAACAACACGCGCCTGATGCGTCGCTCGACAAGCGCATCCTCGTACCCACCGCTCGCAGCGAGCTTCGTGTGGACCGCGAACTCGCCCGTGTGAGCATTCACTGTGTCGCCTCGTGAGAGCACGTCTACGATCCCCCCGAGATCATCGATCGTGCCGTCGTCGCACGCGACGCCGGGCGACATGATCATCTCGTGCACATTCGCGAGCGTGAGATCGAGCAGTTGCCGCCACCACGGCACGCGGTGACGGGGAAGTGCACCGCGCTTGGCTCGCATGCGCGCCGCGAAGTCGTCATCGTTCTCCACGTCAGATGCGGTCGCCTGAACTGTTGCGACAGTGGGGCGAGACGACCGTGTAAGGCACGCAGAATGCGCCCGCAGGCAGCACGTAGCACTGCACCGCACTCCACAAAGGGTCGTCGCGGAGGAACTCGCAGTCGAGGTTGTCCGAGCACGGGATGAGACACGCCGAGTCGTTGTTCACGGGACCATCGCCTGGCAAGAAGACACAACGCGCGTTGTGGTCGAACGCTGCGCAGTCTGCATCGTTGCGGCACGCACCGCAGTAGTCGTTCGGCAGTCCGACACACCGCTCGCTGATCGCATCACAGATAGGTCGGTCGCGGAGCGAGCGGCAGTCCGAGTGCGAGATCGCGTCGGGCATCCGGTCGGGGTTGCACGAGCCCGGCGCGGGCCTCCACGTGTCCGCAGAAGGCTCGCTAGCGTCGTCGAGCACCTCGGCGTCGGCCCCTCCGTCGCTCACAAAGCCGTCTGCGGGCGACACGCCGCCGTCCCCACCAAGAGCGGGCGGCACAGTGCCGCAACCCGCAAGGAGCACGAGAACAAGTGCGATGCGTTGCATAGGATCTACCCTCCGCCCGATCTTTACACGATGCAAGTCGCACAGTAGCGCGAAGCCGTGTCAGCGCTCGCCTCGCTGACGAGCGCGACTGGGGATGAGCCGGACGGGCTTCCGTCCGACCGGCCTCCACCCGTCTTTGATCTTCCCAACGATGGTCGGCCCGATGCCGACCGCCTTTGCGATGGACGCGCCGCTCTCGCCTTTGGCAAGGCGCTCCAACACTTCGGTCACTTGATCCATCGTGGTCGGCGGACGATTCTCCTTGCGACGCATACTGCCTCCTCATCTGTCCCAAGATACTTGAGCACGGCTGACGTTGCCCACTCGATGGCGCCTTCAGGATGATCGGGCGCATCGTCATAGAATGCGCCGGGGCTCATCCTCCAGCGCACGCCGCCGAGATGATCACTCGGCTCTTCGACACGCCAGCGGACGCCACTCACACCGCATCCACTGACGATCTGCCAACGGATGCCACTCGTCACCCCCTCGCGATGGATCTTCATCTCTACCCCTCACTGTCGTGCCCGTTGCAGTGTTTTCTCTGCTTTCGCGCACGTATGACTCGCTCGGATGGAGGAATCACCAGTCCGTACCGGCGCGCGATCCATCACAACCGCCCCACGGCGCGCACCCACGCGCGCCACGTCTCGACTGTCACACGCATCACGCGCTCCCGCTCACCCGCTGCGCGCACGACAGGACGGACGGTGATCTCGTAGCCCAGCGAGCCGTCATCGCACTCGACGCCGCCGCGCACTTCAATCTCGACGTCCGCATCACAGTCCCGCAGGACGGCGCGTTGCTCATGATATGCGGTCATCGCTCGAACCTTTCGAGCACTCGCGTCTTCCGACGGATGCCGTCAGCCAGAGAGACGCCACCCACAAGCCACGCTGGCCCGAGCGCTGCGCGGGCCCGCTCAAGCTCAGCAGCCAGCTCGTCGCGTTCCCTACGGGCGCATTTGATGCACGCTTCACACGGCCCGTCGCCGTCCTCATCGCACCCCACTCCGCGCAGCATCTCGATCTCTGAGCGCGCCCAATCGCGCTCGGACTCGGCGCGCTCTGCGCGCGCGCGAAGCCGCCGAATCTCATCTCCCGCGTGCGCGATCACCTCGCGCTCCGACGCCTCGTCGTCCGGTCCGTCATCGTCGAATACGTGTGGCGGCAGATGCTCAAGAATGTCTACGACCAAAGCGTTGTGCTTCGCCGCCATCTCGTCTCGCTCCGCTTCGGAGCGCAGCGCCGCGACCTCGCGATCGTGTGCCTCGGCTCGGGCTTCATCGCGCTCGCGTGACACTTCAATCAACAACGCTTCGAGCGACGCGATGTGCGCGGCTTCTCCGGCCAGCTTGCGCCGCAGTTCGTCGATCGTCTCGGTGAGCCGAGCGACCTCGACTCGGGCTTCATCGCGCTCAGCTACAACTTTCTCCGCGAAAACCGCCCAAGTGCCATCGCCAACTCCCCTCGTGTCGTAGTTACCCATGATCCACCTCATCGATCGCGCAGCAACGATGACTCACGGCAGCGCCTTCTTCATCCAGTCGATCGCTTCGTCCACGTCATACATGCTGTGCACGTAGCACGAGAGCCATCCTCCGGCGTGCGCGATGAAGAGCCGGCACGCTGGAGAGCGAGGCATCACGTAGAACGGCGGCCACGCGGCATGATGCTCGAATCGGATCGCGATGCGTTCGTAAACGTCAAGCGGATCGAGCGGCGCGTGCGCCCAGCGTGCTCGCATGCAAGCGATGGCTTCCTCGGGGGTCATGAGGATCTGTACCCGATGCGAGAAAGCCGGCGCGGTAGGCTTCTCGTTTCGCCCTGGCGACCTCAAGCACGCTACTCTCGCACGAGGAGCGCAGCGCCGCGCCCTCACCGAGGTCGGAGGATTGACATCATGACCATCCAGCTCAACAACCCCACGACCGCACTCCCCAAAGGCGTGCGCCTACTGCGCTGGGAGACGCGCGCGCCGCTTGAACGGTACGCTCGGAGCGCGACGCGCCCCGCGCGAGCACTCATCCGAGCGGGCCTCGTGGTCATGCGCGATCCCAAAACCGTTACCGGCATCTGCTGGCACCAAACAGGGTGCCTCTTCGGCGTCTCCCAGCAAGCCGTGCGCGCAGCGGGAGGAGATGCGCAGCTCGCCCGCGATCTCCGCGCGCTCGGCATCCCCGCGCACGCAACCGTCTTCCGCGACGGGACGATCGTCATCGCTGCCCCATGGCGAGCGTACCTCTACCACGGCAACGCGCTCAACGCGTCAACCGTGGGCGTCGAGATCGAGCGCCATGGCGAACGCGAGCGCATGCCCGACGTGCAGGTCGCCGCGTGCCTCTACCTGGCCCGCTGGCTCGTCTCGACGGCGGCAGAAGAGGGCTGCACGCTGCGTGAGGCGTGGGGCCACAGACAGAGCCACGGAGGCAAGCCTGGTGATCCCGGCCCAGAAATCTGGAAGCGAGTCGTCATCCCGTCGAGCGAAGAGCTGGGGCTCACGCGCACGATCAGAGCGGTCCCGCGCTCGACGCCGGCGGGGCGCGATGGGCTACCGATTCCACGCGCGTGGGACCCGCTCGGTGTCTAGAGCATCATCTCTCAGTGCTCGATCACGTAGCGGATCGCACTCACCGGCACGATGGCGAGCGCGCCCGCTTTCGCGTACATGCTGCTCGTGACGTCGAGCCCATCTTCGTCGGAAACGAGGCGCACGGCGTAGGGGTCGAAGCATACGACTTCACCCACCTTCGGTCCGAAGGTCGCCCCCGAACCGACGCCGAGCACTTCGCCCGTGTCCTCACGCCCGCGCGTCTCTTCCGAGGGCAGGAAGAGCCCGCTCGCGGTGCGGTCAGGTCGTGGCAGCACACGCAGCACTACGTTATCTCCGATCGGTCGAATCGTTCGCATCGGCGATGTCTCCTTTTCTGCGCACTTCACGCAGCATGACTTGGAAGTCGGCGCCTTCACTGATTGACGCCAGAATCGTCGTCATGTCCGAGCGCATCCCGACGTGGGATGCTCGCGAGCGCATCACGCAGTCGCTTCTCACTTGCGATCGCGCTCTTCTGCCGCTCGATCGTCTCTTTCATGGCGGAGACCTTACGCATCACGTTCTTCGCGGCGGGGTGCCTCATGTACATGCGCGGATCGCCTCCACGTAGCAACGTCACGAAGATGCCGTCGAGCACCTTCATCTCATCCTCGTTGAACGACTGCGACGCGGTGAGACGAGACTCATGCCCTTGTGGTCTTCTTTCCATCTACATCCCCTCTTTCTTCGTCACGGCATCGGTCGCGGCTTGCGCACGTGCTTCGGCGCATTGATCGCCGCCATCATCGGCACGGCGTTGCCCGCAGCGTTGCACTGCCGGCACGTCTTCGTGGATCGCTCACGCACGAAGTACGCGTGCCCGCTCGTGACACAGCGGACGTTCTCGGCGTACCAACGACGCCATCGTTCGTGGTCGCTCACGTAGTCGGGGTGCGGTGGGATGAGCCCGAGCTTGATGCGTTCGTTAATCTCGTCGTCGGAATGCATAATCGCTCTATACACGATGCACGCCGATCTCATCCCACTCACGCGTCGGTGCGTGTACGTGCAGCATCACGCATCCACTTCGACGTGAGGTATGAGCACGCGTACGTTGTCTTGTAGATGCGCGCACCAATCGTCGAGCAGGTCACTCACACGCTCGACGAGCCAGTCGGCGTAGTCCTCGCTCGCGCGGTCGTTGAGCACATCGAGGCAGTCCGCAAAGGACTCTTCGAGCACGTGCATGTCGGGAACCCATCCTGCGATCCAGTTCTCGCGATCGTAGGTGAGCGCGAGCGCGTATGCCGCGACGGCGATCACGCTCACGTAACCGAGTTCGGTCTTCAGCCCGACGTTGACGTGCACGTGCTTGTTTGCGCAAAGCACGAGCGAAGAGACCTCTCCGTTCTTCGCGTCCACCACAAGCGTGGTGCCGTTGCGAAACTGCGTCACCTCATCGTACGCAAGTGCATCCAGCGTACCGCTGAAGATGTCGTTCGCGACGCACACCGTATTCGGAAGCGGGTCGGGCACCTGGCTCGATCCGCTGGTCGCCTTCTCACGCATACCTGGCTCTACCCTTTCTGCGCCACTGGGCGCCCATCAGACGTCTTCAAGAAGCCGGGAGGTCGAAGGGGACTCTGCGACCGTCTCAAGGCCGCTGGCGGGCTCCTCGGGCGGCGCAGGAAGCGTCTCGGACGCGCTCGGCTTCCGCACGCGCACCGCGGCGTCATTCACGTCATCGAGCATCGCGTCGTGCTCATTCGCGACTACCCGCACCGTGCACGTGTTCTCGGTCTCGTTGCGCTTCACGACGTCGCATCGCAGAAGCGTGTCGCGTCCACCGTACGTGAGGTCGAGCCACGTTGACCGAGAGATGTTCCTCACGCGCAGCATGTCGATCTCGTACTCGCCCTTGAACTCGTCCATCTTGTCACCTCACGTGCCGAGGGTTGGAAGTGAGATCATAGCGGCCTTCCGCGCCGTCCTCACGTAGAGTTCATCCAGCCCTTCCACGTCACGTGTCTTCGGCAGGGGATCTCTTGCCCGCGTGCTTCTCCCACGTCGGCGTCATGCCCGCTGCGAGCCACGCTCTGATCGCATCCCGTTGCTGGTCAAGCGACGCATCAGCTAGAGGGACGTGCTCCCACGTGTGTCCCTTCTGCACGCAGATGAAGATGCGGTCGGCGTTGCTGGCGATCATAGTGAGCCATTCGCTCGTCCCCACCACCGGCGCGTGGTCTGCCCATGATGAGATGGAATAGCCGCTTGTGTACTGCGAAGGTACATCACGTGTTAGTGCATCCGCGATCGCTCGACGCTCTCCTTCCGTGATCTCGTCATGCAGACGTACTTTCGCCACCCCTTCGATCATGGTGGCGCCTGGCGGGCTTCCTCGGCTCTCGACGACAGGCTCTCCCCTGGCGAGTCGGAGGAGTGCTGCACGGGTGAGCGGGACGTGAATGTCGAAGATGCTCTTCGTGTTGCTCATGCTGCATCTTCCTCGTCGCAGCTACGTCGCTTGCAGGCGCGGCACTTGTCAGAAGAGCTTCAGCCCGGAGAGGGCGGAGAGAGCGGAGACGGTGGAAGGGTCGAGCGTAGGCTCGGCCGTCGGAGGCGTCGAGGTCGGCGCTTGCTCGTCTTGTGCTTGTGCCTACGGTCGCGCTGCTTGTTGACGCTTCTTCTTGTCCGTTCCGAAGATGAGCGACAACTGCGCCGTCGTCGGCTTGCTCGTCTTGTGCTTGTGGTTGGTTCTGACGATGCGCTCGCCTGCGACTTGCATCTTGTCGTCGTAGGCGATCGCGGCGTCGATCTCGGCTTCGGTCCACACGGGCAACCCGTGCTCGCGTCGGATCTGGTTGCAGATGACGAGCGCGGCTCGGGGTACGCGTGCCGTGTTGCCGATCGCTCCGTTCATCCAGTCGCTGACTCGCGCGAGGTTGTCGATCACGAGCCCTCGCGCCGTGAGCAGATCGTAGATGGGCTGACGCTTCTCACTCTGAAGAACGAGAACCATCGTCTCGCGCAGTAGCTGCGTCGCCTTGAACGGCATGCGCGCTTTGCGCTTCTTCCTTTTCGTCGTCATGTCTTCCATCCTCCAAACACCGCCCACGTCCTCCACGAGCGGTGCTCTTAGTAGTACCCGATGCGTTGATGCTCAAAGCCCCTCGTGTCGTGTCTGACCCCTCGGAGAGATGATCACGACGTGCTTCTTCGCTTCACGGGCTCGACGGATCATGCGCCACGTGCCAGATCGCATCGTCTCATGTCCGTTCGGTGCCACGAGCACCACACGTGCATCAGCAACGATCTTCTCGTCGCGCACGAGCGGGTGCTCGGGTGCGTGCACCTTCAGCACGCGTCCTCCGCGCCGCTCGCCATGCGCGCGGAGAGCTTCAGTCGTGCATGGACGGAGAACACGAGCGAGGCCAAGCGCGACGGCGATCGCATCAGCCTCGTCGTCGCTTCCAACACAGTCGCCGTGCACGAAAGCCATCACGTACCAGGCACGCAAGAAGCGCTCGACGGCGCCTCGCTGCGCATCCGACATGCCGGCGCGTGTGCCCGTGAAGCTGACAATCATCACTCATCCGGGTCGTTCGGATCACGCACGCCGAGGCCACACGACCGTGACGACGATGGGCCCTGCGCGAAGTTGCGTGCTCGCCGGCGAGACCCTTTCGCCGAGAGGTGTGCGAAAGCCCTTCTCCTGCACGACGCGCGGGTGCTCACGTGCACCGCGGTTGTATGAGACGGAGGCGAACGTCGGCAGCCCATCCCGCACGCGCTCACGCACTGCACGCAGGAGCACACGCAGGGGATGCTCGGGCACGCCGTCGATCTCGTAGCAGTCCATGTCCATCAGACCTTTTCGCCGTACGCGATCGCCGCGAGCTTCGCCGCGATGTAGTCGTTCACGACTTCGCCCCTGACGATCTCGGCTTGCTTCGGAAAGCGCTCACGGAAGCCATGCTCACCGTAGAGCTTCAGGTTCGCCGCGACCCACGCGCCCCACCAGAACGCGCTCGCGTCGCGCGGCGGCGTGTAGTGCGGGTACGCTTCCTGGAAGGCGTAGCGGATCTTCTTCTCGGCTTCGACCTTCACCGCACACATCAACGCTTCGTAGCCCATTGAGTGCTCCTCCTGTAGATGCAAGTGCCGCACTGTGCGCAGCGGTAGTACCGCTCACCCTTGTTCCAGTCGTACACGAACTCCGCACGCGTCGATCCGCAGGTGCAATTGCACGCGATCGAGTCAGGCGGGTTCGGTTGCGCGAGCAGCGCTTCGATCTCCGCATCAGGATTGGTCGTCAAAACCGGCTCCTTTTCCTCGCACGCAGGCTGCACGCTCTCGCTCGCCTTGCCTACATACTTCGAGCCACGTGAGGCGCCGTAGGGGTGCACGCACGGCAGTGCGAGACGATGTAGCGCGAGTTGACAGATCCGTAACCCGAACGGGATCTCGATCGTGCGAGGCGAGCCGTTGTAGAACTCCAACGTGATGCGCCCGTCGAACCCCGGATCGATGAAGCCAGCAGTGATGTGCACGAAGAGGCCCGCGCGCCCGATCGAGCTTCGTCCCTCGACGCGCCCGAGGATGTGCGCGGGTAACTTCACGCGCTCCATCGTCACACCGAGCGCGAACTCGTTCGGTGCGAGAGAGAACGCGGGCGCTGCGCCGCTCAACTCGATCGGCTCCATCTCGTTGTGAAGCGACTCGCCGAGCGTGACCTTCGGTGGGGCTTCGATGCCGCGCAATCTCGGCTTGTAGCGCATCACTTCGCGCGAGAGACGTAGGTCCACGCTGCACGGCTGGATCTGCTTCACGCGCGAACCGAGCGGTGTGATCACGATCTCGCCCGAATCGAGCGCTGCGACGATCTCGCCGTCGGTCATGATGGTCACGCAGGCACCTCGCGACGGCTCGACGGGTCACCCGGCTTCTGCGCGAACGCAGTACGCCGGCCATCAGGCCAATGCAGTCGCGTGATCCACTCGCCGCCGGTCTCGGGGCTCGGGTCGATGCCCTCGACGTTCGGGAGCGCCTTCACGTGCTCGGGCTCGGGTATGCGTTCCACGTCGTAGTTGTCGCTCGCGTGCGCGTGCTCGCGTCCCGCCCAATCGGCCGCGGCTGCACGCTGCTCCGCGCTCCACGCCTCCACGTCGTCGTGCGTGGCGTGCTTCGAGGCGAGCCCGAGCAGGTCGATCACCATGCTCACGGTGAGCGGCGCTTCGTGCACCGGAGGAAGCGGTGCTGGTACGATCACGAGGTGCCCCTCCTCGACGACGACGCCCACGTCCACGTCCGTGCTGAGCGCATCGAGCGGGATGCGCGCGTCGCCCTTCTCACGGAAGTGCGCCGCAACCTGCGGCGAGTGCTGCACGAGGTACGCGACGACACGCAGCAAGAGCGCAGCGTTGTCGCGCATCCTCTTCGCGTGCTGCACAAGCACCTCCTCGCGCACGCTCGTCGGTCGCAAGGTCTTGCGGCGCTTCGGAGCCGATCCGCTCTTCTTCTGTCCCATCGTCCACCCTACAGACTGCACGACTTGCGCCGCGCAAGCTCGACGTTGACTTCTGCGGCCCTTTCGGGCTCGGCGGGTACCTCCGGTGCCTCCGGGGCTCCTGAGGGCTTCTGAGGGGCCAGGACGCGCTCGTAACGCGCAAGCACGGTCTCGACGGCGATCGCGTCCCAACCCTGCCTCTTGAAGAACGCCTCCGCGTGCGCGGGCGTGTAGCCGCTATTCCGCATCTGCTCGATGAAGGTGCTGAGGTGCGCGTTGCACCACGGCATGCCGGGTTCCTGCGGCCACTGACACGCGCCGGCCGGCGTCGCGAGCCCGCACTGCATCGTGTCGTGGCGCCAGTAGTGCGCGTGCGAGTACTCAGGCTCGCCAACGATCGGTGGTCGCTTCAGTCCTCTCATGCAGGCATCCTCCTCCGCGGTTGTCGCTTCACCGCGTCGAACGCGGCTTGCGTATGATGAACTTCATCCCTTGCTTCGCTTCGTAGCGCTCGACCTCCGCAACGCAGCGCGGGCACGTCGGACGACGACGCTCGAACCCGCGCGTGAACGCGTGCCATCCTCCGAGCCCACAAAGAGCGAAGCAGCCACCCGCCGAAAGCGGCGGCGGAGCGGCTTGCGGGTGCGCGAGATGCCACGTGCCGTCCGCCGAGAGCACGCACTGATAGTCCGGCAGAGTCACGCTCTACTCGTACCCGATGCAGATCAACGCTGCTCGCGCACGTGTGCGAGCAGCACTTCACCAGTCTCATCTTGCGCAGCGATCTCCGCGAGCTTCGCGATGGCTTCATCGATCGTGCTCACGCGATAATCGCTACGCGCGGCGAAGAGGCACTGTGCATCCCCGATCACAATCGACGCGCACGGGAACAAGGCCCGCAAGATGTCCATGCCCTTCAGCGTTGACAGTCGCTTGATCAGATCACGCTTCGCATGATGCACGCCGAGTTCGTACGCGGCGCCCTCGCTCTTCTTGTGAGGCGCGTCGTAGATCAGCACGTCGGCATCCATCACGCCACGCATGTCCTTCTCGGCGTAGGCGGCCTTCTGCTCCCAAGTGAGATCGTGATCGTACACGCCCTTGTCACGCTCGTTCTCGATGTCGATCGTCCAGTCGTGCGTGATGGTATGCCCCGCTGCGCGCACGGCAGCAGCAATCTCACGCCAACGAGCGATTCCCTGCGCGTCGCCGCGCGTCGCGATGTATACCAGCATCCTCAGCACTCCTTCCTACGGCATGGGCCGCGGCTTGCGCTGCACACGTTGCTCCACGGCGCCGAGCGCACCGGAGAGCGCGTTGTCGAGCCTGCGAGGGCGTCGCTCCAAGTCAGGATGAAACGCGATGTAGTGATCGCCGAGGAAGCGAACTCCGCCGATCGCGAAGGCGCAGCATGCGAGCCCTTCGGCGAGGTGGTTGAACGCGTTCGCGCTCTCACCTGCCTTCTTCGAGCGGTATTGGAGGACATCGCCCTTCTCGGCAACGACCTGCGCGCACTCACGAGCGCGCATCTCGACATAGGACCACGGTCGCGCACGAAGCTTCTCGATCCACAGTGGCACCGTGGCGGAGAGCGCAATCCGCAAGAGCCCTTCGGTCATCTCGTTCATACAGGGTTCTGCGCGTGAAGAGTCTCGATTGTGATGCGTGCTTCGGCGAGCTTCGCCTGCACAAGTGCTGCATCGTCTCGCTCGCGTGCGGTCCACGAGATCGACGTCTCGAACTCGCGTCCATCGGAGCGTCGTCGCACAACGACGACGAGCAACGGGTCGCGCAAGCGCAGCACAGAAAGACGCGCTTGAGTCGCGCGCTCGCGAACACGCCATCGGTAGATCCACGGGTTCGCCGTGATCATGTCCGCAAGCCAGGTGAGCACGAGCGCGCGGAACTCTGGAGTCGTCCACGCATCGTAGACGCGTCGTTCCCACGGGAGCTGCGCGACGTCCGGCGCGTGAGGCGAGACGTTGTAGAGCACGTCAGGACCTTCGGGGATGAGCGCACCAGCGCTGCGATCACCTGCGCCCCCGAGCGAGAACGGCATCGTGCGGGAATCAGGGCGCGTGATGCGGTCTCGATCGCCACTCATGTTGCCGCCTTTCCGAACCCACGAGGCTTGCGGATCTTCTTCGTGAGGTCTTGTCCATCGATCCCGATTCCGGCAGTACGCGGGCGCTCGGCTGCGATCAACTGCGCCTCGCTGAAGAGCGTCGGTTGCTCAGCCGTCATCTTCAGTCTGTTGATCACCTTCTGGATGCGCCCGTTCGTGTCGTCGCGCTCGATCAAGATGCAACGACGACCCTTGACCTTGCACGCCTTCGCGGTCGTGCCCGCGCCACCGAACGGATCGAAAATGATCTGCCCTCGCTTCGTGAAGAGTTCGAGGAGCTTCACCATGAGCGCGAGCGGCTTCTGCGTCTCATGGATGCGCGACTCGCTTTCGCGCACAGGCACGCTGTAGAAGCCTCGCAGCCCTCCACCGTTCCACGTGCTCATCGTGCCTGGCGAGCACCACGCGGTTGCGATCGCCTCACCGGGCACACCCGGCTTGTGTCCGGTGACTTGCGGCGCACCGTCGGGCTTCTCCCACCACTGCGCGCGTGACCACATCGCGCCCCACTTCTCCATCGCGCGTTTCCAGTCGCCGACGGCTTCCGTCTCGCAGCACGCGAGGAGCCATTCACGCGTCACGCGCACGAGATGCCGCGAGGTGAACTCGCGCCCGAGCGATTCCTCGATCTTCTCGAACGAGAGTCGCGAGAGCGCGATGCGTCCCTTCTCGTCACGGAGCTTACCGTAGGTATGCGACGCATCCTCGTACGGCGGATCGGTGATGGTGTGGTCAATCGACTTGTCCGGCAGCGCGAGAAGGATCTCACGCGCATCGCAGTGGAAGAACACCACCGAGTCGTCGGCGTAGACGGGCTTGCGCTTGATCGTCTCAGGCCACCACCGATCCATCACTTCTTCCTCTTCATGCGCAAGCGCACCGCGAGATCGTTGTCGCTCGCCGTGCGGATCTCTTCAGCCGAGATGTTATCGGCCATACGCCGATCACGATCGTACTTCACGACCTCGGGCAAGAGAGCGGCGAAGAGATTCGCAGCTTCGATGTGCGGGAGCGTCACCACGTCAGATAGACCTGCTTGGCTTGCTGGCGAGCGTGGGGCCCGCGCTCAATCCTGGCTTGCGCCGGTGAGAGCATCCTCCTGCCACGCAAGAGGCGCGCCTGCCTCGGGCGGCAACCGGAAGTCGGTGTAGCGGCGCCCACCGGACTCGACGATCTCGATCGAAAACTGGTCCGGCGAGTCGGGGCGTGCGAGCACCGCGATCATGCCCGGCGCGCGAAGCTCGACGACCGTGTGTGTCTTGCCACTGATCTCGATCGTGACCTTCGCGCGCAGAGTTTCGATCGACTGCCCACCGTCGTCCTTCACCGTGTAGCTGCGACGCCCGAACTTGCTCATGAGAACCTCCGAACGGCTTATACACGATGCTCAAACCTCGACGCTGCGGAACCACGCAGCGAGGCCGAGGATGGGACTCACGCTCCTTTGTTGCGTTGGCGCGCTTCTGCGTCAATCCATCGCTCGACGGCATCCGCTTGCGCGATCAGCATGTCCACTGCGAAGTTCGCGAGGAACTTGCGAAGGTCATCCCGGCTGAAGATGCGAGCATCCGACTCGCCTACCACAGCGTCAATCATGCTCGGCAGCAACGGCCACACAGACGCAAGCGCTTCCCGCGCCTGATGCAGCGAAGGCGCCGGTTCAGCGGCGAGCGTACGCCGTCGTGACGCACGCATCGCTTCAAGCAACCGCTCATGGGCCTCGTCGAAACTCATGCAGCACTATGCTAGCGCGCAACCATCATCATGGCACGGGTTCGTAGAACTCGTTTCGCGTCTCGCCGCAGTCCACTACGCGCCAGCGACGCAACACCTCGACGTTGCGCCAAGCGAGTGCGCGGTCGGCAGGATGCGTGCGCGAGAGCCAGTTGCGAGGCGCGCCAGCGCACGGCGGCGCGAGGTCTCCGCGCACAAAGGCGAGCGATCGATGATAAACGGCACGCCAGCGTTCATCGAACGTGCTGAAGGGCGGCCACGTGTCGGGCCAGCCTTCAGGGCTTTGACGCATCTCAGCCCTCAGCGCGCGCGCCCACGGTCGAGTGCTCATGCCTGTAGAGAAGCGCGGCGTCATCGCACGCAGCGTGCGCTCGAACGATCGACCACCTGCGCGGTTCTGCACGACCTGCATGATGCCACCGCAGTCGTTCACACTCGGCAGTCCGCCTGCCCATGTCGTCTCGTGTACGCAAAGTCGAGCGAGCCACAACGCATCAGTCTCGTCGCTAGACCTGGCAGACACCGGGAGCACGAGCGCGCTCACGAAGAGCGCGCTCGCGACGATCTTCAGCCCTCTCCACATCTCACACCTCGACGTCATCCTCTTCCCAAAACTGCGTGATGGCTTTCTTCGACGCCACACGCACGTAGATCGCTGCGATCGCCTTCTCCAGTCGCACGACTGTGAGCATCCGATAATCGGCGTTCTCCTCTTTCTCAAGGAACTCGTTCGCCTTCTTCAACAACGCAACGAAACCATCGCGCGTTGCCGGTTCGATGTCGCCGCGTACAGTGTCAGATCGCGTCGTCATCCTCCTCCGCTTCGCTCAAGTCTTCATCCGCAGGCTCGGGCTCGCCCATGTCGGCACTCATGCGCTTGGCGATCATCTGGCGAGCAAGCGAGCGCACCTCATCGCGCGAGAAGTTCGCCTTCTTCGCCATGTTCGAGATGGGGTCGTTCGCATCTTCGACAACGGGCATGCGATCGCGAATGGCACTGTCAGTGCGCATCGTAGCTTCGCCACGAAGCAGCATCTGCCGCTCCTGTAGCAAAAGCCATGTCTTCACTACTCCCTCTTGCGACTTGAAACCGTGCCGAAAGACCGGCATGCCGGTGTCAGGGTCACGCTTCACGCGCTTCTGACCGGGATTGTCCGGGTCCTTCTCCATAACCGGCAACAAGTGCTCGAACACGAAAGGCATCGCTTGCCGGATGAGGCGCATCTCTTCGATGCGCTCGGAAAGGTACTGATCCTGAATGCGCTGAAGCAACGCAACCTCGGCGCGCATCCACCACTTCTCACGCCGATCGGTCCACTTCTCCTCTTGCGCGCGCTTGCGGATGGCTTCGTAGCTCACCTGCTTGACGTACTTCTTCGCAAGCGTTTCGAGCGAAGGCGCATCGGGGCGCGTGACGTACTCCGTACGGATCTGGATCCACAGTGCGTGCGAGCGCGCTGCGAGCGTCTTCACGGTCACTGGGGCTTCGTCGTCTGCCTTCGTCGTCGCAGGTATGGCGCGCGGCTTCCGCGTCGTCATCATTTCACCTTGCTCCGCATCCTAGCGGCGAATGCGTCGGCTGGCATCTCGCACACCGCCTCATCCTCGCCGACGAGAGCGATCCAGCGTTCACCGTCGAGCACGTCGATGTGTTCATCACGCAGCGCGGTCAACATCGCATCGAAGTCACAATCATCCTGCACCGCGGCGCCTGCGCCGCTCGTGTAGACATGCAACGTCGCGTATCCGTCGAGGTCAAGCGACCACTCGACGTGGAGTTCATCAGGGTCAAGACACCAACGAGCACGAAGCGCGCTGCCGATGCACCCCGCAGCTTCATCGAGCGCCTCTTCGCGCGTCACGCGAACGCGCGCTCCCATGACTCCATCTTCTCGATCTCGTACTTGCTGAACTCACGCTCCCCACGACGAAGAGGCCCAAGACCAGCATCACGTCGCGCGCGCTCATGCAACATGTAGCCGACGCATGCAGCATCGGCTGCGTTGTGCTCCGCGACATGCACTCCATAGAGCGCAGACAGCGCGTCGATGATCTCTTGCTTTTCGACCTTGTTGCCGCGACCCGTGTACCACTTCTTCAGCGTAGCCGGAGCCACGAAGAACGGCGCAGCGAAGCCGCTCATCACGAGCGCGACGTGCACGTTGCCGTGAAGCCACACGACCTCGATCGCGTTCGCGCGCTGCCTCGCACCCGCTGCAACGCCGAAGAACTCGCACGCGATGAGGTCGGGCTTCTCTTCTTTCGCGATCGCTACGATGCGATCACGGAGCCACGCGATCCGGCTTGCCTTCGTCTCCGGCGAGCGGAGCGTCTCGCTCCTCGTGAGCGCTCCCGTTGCGTCGATCACTCCAAGCCCCGTCGCTGTCAGTGAGAGGTCCAGCGAGAGGATCTTCGGGAGCTTCGTGCTCGGCGGGAGCGCTCGCGGATGCCTCACCGTTTTCGACTTGCGTGTGCGCATTGAGCTTCTTCTCCTCGTCGGGCCTCGCGCGGCGAAGCCTGTAGAACTTGATGCGTTCGGTGACCAGAAGCACGGAGACACCCTGCGCAGAGAGCGAGCGACCGAGCGCGTCCCGCGCGTCGTTCGGCATGTCTTCGGGAACCTCAATGATCACAACATCGCCAACGGGTCCGCGGAAGAAGCAGCGATAGCCCTCGGCTTCCTTCACGCTCGTGATGCGTCGAGCGTCTTCCGCGGTGTCCACGATCTCGTACCAGCCGTCATGCGCGCGGCGCCCGACAAGGTGCTTTTTCGGCTTCTTCACGACACCCTCTTCAAGGTGAACGACCCATCATCCGCAGTCCCGGCTTCGAAGATCACGTCGAACTCGCCCTGCACGCCGGCATCGTGATCAATCACGAGCACGGTCTCGCGATCGAGCACACGAAGCAAGTTGCAAAGCAGCGGCTTCGTGTCGGGATCGAGATGCGTCGTGAGTTCGTCCACGACGAGCAGGCGCACGCGCACACCGCAGCGCGCAAAGATCATCTCGGAGAGGGCGAATGGCGAGAACGCGAGTTCGACGCAACGACGCTGCCCACCCGAAAGCTGCCAAAACGTACGCTCGACGTGCGTGCCCTTGTCCGACTTGAACTCGTAGAACTTCAGCGCGAGGTCATCACCATCCATCACGATGCGCGTGTAGATGCGCCCGGAGAGCATGGACGCGAGCGCAACATTCGCGTGCGTTTCCAGTTCGTAGAGCACCGTGCGCAACACGAGAGCAGGCACGCCCTTCGCGCCGAAGCCCTCTTCCCACACGCGCAGCATCGCGAGGTTGACGCGCGCTTCGGAGAGCTTCGCCTGCGCCTCGGAGAGCGCAGCGCGATAGCTCTCGCGCGCCGCTTCCACCTCCTTTGCCTTTTCGATGAACGGGTTCACCTCCGCGCTTTTCGTCGTCCACTGCGTGCGCGCTTCAGCGAGCCTCCGTTCGAGCGCCGCCTTCGCTTCCTTCATGCGACCAATCGCAGAGATCGCCTCGGAGCACTTCGCGTGCGCCGCGCGCGCTTCTTCCAGTTGTGCGATGAGAGCGGACTTGTCCGGCGCGGGACCCATCCTGAGGGCGTCGATCTGCGCGCGCAGGCTCATCACGCGCATGCTCATCTGATCGGCTTCTTGCTGCTTGGACGCGATCTTCATCTCGACCTCTTCGAGGTGAGCATCGAGATCGTTGCCTGGCAACGGTTGCCCGCACACCTTGCAAGTCAGCACCTGCCCTGCCTCGCGTGCCTGCATCATCGCTTGCAGATCGGCCTTCATGCGCGCGACATCGCGTAGCACGATCGCGTATTCGGCTTCAGCGGCTCCGAGATCGGTTGCAATCTTGCGCTGCGCGTCATCGCTTGAGCTGGCAGCGAGGCTCTTCGTCAGAGTCGTGATGTGAGCGTCGTACGCGTTGCGGCGTTCGATCCACACATTCTCGTGCGCGAGATGAGGCTCAATCTGCGCGATCTGCGCGGCCGCTTCTTGCGCGTGCTGCGTGAGCATCTCCAGCGTCGAGACCTTCTGCTGCTCCCACTGTGCCACCTGCGTCGCGAAGTCGGCGCGAGCGAGCGCGTCGAGACCCGCCCGCGCCTCGTTCTCGCGCATCGTGTAGAGCGTCACGTTAGCTTCGTGCTGCTTCATCTCCTCGCGCACGATCTTCTGCGCATGCTCGCAAGCGCCCAGTCCGAACGCCCGCGAGAGAAGCTCCTTCCGCTTCTTGTCGGCATCGGTCACGAAGTTCGCGACGGCGCCTTGTCCGAGGTAGACGGTCGCACGCCACAGATCGAGGTCAAGACCGACGATGCGGTGCACGGCCTCCTGCGTGTCAGAGATCCCGTTCAAGTCGTGCATCGCGTCGATGCCGTGCAGGCGCAGCTTCGCACCCTGCCCGCGCTTCTTCGTGCGCTCGATCGTGATGACCTTCTGCTCCTCGGCGTCGGGCGGATCAAGCGTGACCTCGACGCGCACCGCTACCTCGTCGCTCTCGTCGTGGATCACGTCGTCAGCGCGCAGCGTTCCGGCACGATCACCAGGCTTGCGCGGCGTCGTCGCGCCGTAGAGCGCCCACGTGATCGCGTCACACACGCTCGTCTTGCCGATGCCCATGCGGCCGCGAATGAGCACTGGACCAAGGTTGCGCAGATCGAAGCGCTGCGAGTTCTTCAGCGCGCAGAAGTTCAGCGTGTACACACTGAGGATGCGTACATGCGGCGAGAGCGGCGCGATCGTGCGCGCATCAGGCACCTGCGCGAGGTAACGACGCCCGATGGACACGAGCTGATCGAGTTCATCTTCGCTCGGCTCAACACCCGTCGCACGCTGCGCCTTCAACCACTCCTCGACGAAGAGTCGCACACCTTCGGCAAGCGTGAGCGCGAACGTCGGCGCAAGCGAAGTACCACTCTCATCCTTCGCGAGCGGCAGCGGACGCACGTCACGCGCACACACCTTGCTCAGCGCTTGACGCAGCGCAGGCCCACTGAGATCGTCGGGCGCGAAGTACATCTCCACGACGTCCTGCGGACGCACAACGGAAAGCTTCTCCCCATCCTCAGGCCACGTGAATCGATGATGCTTCGGAAAGTCGTCGAGATCGAGAAAGCACGGCTCGACACTCTCACTGTCCACGATCGCGATGCCATGCGGCTCATCTCGTTCCCCGAAGTTCATCTCGAACGGAGAGCCGATGTACCACGTACGATCGCCGAGCTTCTGCCTCTTGTGGTAGTGCCCGACGTAGCATGCGCGCGCGCGCTTCTCGATGACGTCGAGCCCGACACGACCCGCGGCCGACTTGCCTGAGTTCGCAACGGCACCCTGTACCTCAGCATGAGCGAAGATCGTCCAGCCTTCGCCCGGCAGCGCAGCGAATGTCTCGGCCTGCTTCTCGGGCTCCTCGCGCCACGGGATGAACGCGAGCTTGCGATCGAGATCGACGAACGGCTCGGTCGCAACGGTCACGTGTGAGAACGCATCGAAGATGCGCACCGCATTGACCTCACCATCCATCGAAACCTGGTCGTGGTTGCCAGGCACGATGATCAATCGCACGCCCTCGTTGCCCCACTTCTCGAACTCGCGTTGCACGAGGTCGAGATGCCGCACTGCGAGCGCCGTTCGCTGATCCCAGAAGTCACCGAGACAGATTGCAGGACAGTCGTAGTGCTTCGCGATGTCGCGCACGCGATCGAGCAGCGCAAGCGCACGATCGATCGTCTTGTTGCCGACGTGCAGATCGGTAAAGACGATGAAGCGCCACTCGGCGGTCTTCAGCGACGGGAGTACGAGCGTCGCCGGAGACGACGCGGCGGGAATGAGACCGCGCAGCTTGCGCGGTGCAGTCGTCGTCGGCGCCGCAGGCTTCGGCGTCTTCTTCCTACTCGCCATCGTCGTTCTCCTCGTTGTCCTCGTCGGCTTCGGGCGCGATCGCATCCTCACCATCACGCATGAAGTGATCGGCCATCATGGCATATGCATCAGGTCGTTCGACGAACACCTTCCCGAGCCCGATGAACTTCTGCTGAAAAGCGACGTGCGATCCGTCAGGCAACATCAAGTACTGCCACTGTGGCGTCTCGACGATCCACTTGTGATCAGACGTGAGGCCCGCGCTCTTGCCCCACGTGTAGAGCGTCCACGCGTTGTCGAAGCCCGCGCCGTAGATCAGCGCTGCCTGCGCCGGAGGTCTGGGCGAACGCACGCGCGTCTTCTTCGTCTTCGCCTCGACCTCGTGCCCGAGGACGTTCTCGCCGATCTTGATCTGACCCTTCGCAGAGAGCCACAAGCGCAAGCTGGTGAAGTAGCGCACGCCCGAGCCACCGCTCGTCTTCATCGTCGCGAATGGGCCGATGTCCGTGTAGAAGTGATTCACGAACACGAACGCGATGCGCAAGTCCGCGATCCGCGCGCAGATGCGGCGGAAGTTCAGCTTGATCACCTTCGCCGCTTCAGCGACGTGACGATCATCAGGGTCACCCGCAAGCTCCCTCTTCGTCGGCGTCGCACCGAGAGAATCCCACACGAGCAAGAGCGGCGGCGGCTTCTCCTTTCGCCGACGGAACTCCGCTGCGAGCTTCTCTTGCACCGTCAGCACCGAGTCCGTCGCCTCGAACACGTCTTCGACGGTCTCGACACGCTTCGTCAAAAGCTTGTCGATGTCTACGCCGAGCCTGCGCGTATACACTGCATCGCGCGAGTGCTCCGTGTCGATCACCGCGCCGATGCCCCCCATGCGCTGCACTTGCGCCAGCGACTGATCGATCAGCGTGCTCTTGCCGACGCCCTCCCATGACGCGCACTCACTCACGCGTCCGATCGGCCATCCTCCGCGCGGCCCGCCGATGAGCTTGTCAATCGCGAGGTTGCCCGTGCTCACGAACTCATCGATCGGCGTGTCGAGCCCATCACGTCCGAAGAAGCCGAATGCATCGTCGTCCTTCGGATTGAGCTTCCTCAGCTCTTCAAGAAACCGATCCGCATCACTCTTCACCATCTTCTTCGGCGTGCTCTTCTTCGGAGCACTCACACTGCGGGGCTTGCGCTGCATCTTCTCTCCGCCGATCAATCACTAGAAACGAACGCGCACGACTCGCCGCGCCATCCGCAAACGGACAACGAGTCGTGCACGAGATGGAGGTAGATCAGAACGGCGCCTCGTCGCCCGCGGCGATCGCCTTCTCGATCTGCTCAGGAGTCAGCGCACCGGAGTTACCAGCGGGAGGAGCGGGAGGAGCCACCAGACCTCCGACCGGTCCGTCCGGCATCGGGGGCAGATCGGGCAACGCGGGCAGAGGCGGCAGCCCCGGCGGCGGTGCCGCCGCGACACCCGGAGGCAGGAACGGCGGAGGTACCACGGCGCCGCTCGCGAGACCGGGCGCGACGGGCGGCGGCAGCTCCGGGAGCGACGGCGGCGGCGCGTAGCCGGGCACGGGAACGCTCGCGACGGGCGGCGGGGGCGGCGGCCCGCCAGGCGGCATGGCGAGCATGGCGGGCATGGCGGGCATGGCTCCAGGAGGCGCGTAGACGCCCTGAGGGGGCGCAGCGGGCACGGGCGGCGGAGCAGCGGGCACGGGCGGAGCAGCGGGCACGGGCGGAGCAGCGGGCACGGGCGGGGGCACGGGCGGGCTCGCGGGGCGCACCTGCCCCGTCGTCCGGTTGTACTCGTACGCCGGGTTGCTCGGATGCGCGACCCACTGCCCGATACTCGGAGGCACCACGGGCACGCTCGGAATCGAATACATCTTCACGAGACCAAAGCGTTCGCGGATCTTCTGAGCGATCTTGCCCATCTCCTCCTTCGGGCGGATGCGGATGCACTGCTCACGCAGGTCATAGAGGTTGCCCAGCACGCTGCGCAGTTGCGGATCGAGCGGCGTCGGCCCGGTCATGTCAGGCACCGCGTCATACTCGACGTTCATCGGGTACGAGCCGCGCGAAGAGCGCTTCTTGATCAACCGCACATTCAACCCGCGGTCGGGATGCGTGAGCGTCCGCGCCTCGCAGACGAGATTCAGCAGCTTGCGCCCGAGCGTCGGAGGCATCGTCAGGATGCCCGGCTGGACGATCCAAAGCACCTGCCCGGTCTGCGGATCGATGACGGGCTGCCCGTCGCGCGTGTACTGCTTGAAGTGCTTCGCAGGCTCGTCGAGATGCAGGCCCTGCCAGTAGTGGCGTTCCTGCGCCTTCGCATCAGAACCGAAGTCGTTCGCCTCTTTGTTGTCGCTCGTGCTGCACTCACTGATCGCGGCGCAGATGTCGCAATCGCCGAGCCCGCGCGACTTGTGCGCCTCGTAGCACTCGGGGAAGAACCACTGGCTCTTCCAGTTCGGCTGCCACCGAGGATCCATCTCCGCGTAAAGCCGGTGGCGCGCGCCGATGACCCACGCAGCCTTTTCGATGGGCGACCACGGCGGAAGCAACCGGACCATCATCTTGACCTCGCTGCCGACCTCCTTCGGAAGCTCGGGAAAGTCGAGGTAGATGACCTCTTCGTCTCGTCGGTTGCCGCGCGCAGCACGCTCCGCTTCGTGCTTCGCGAGATTCGGATCGATCTCACCGTAGCTCGGCGCAGGAAGACCCACGAACTGCGCCGCGACTGCGGGTGCCGACTGCATCTGCCGCATGTCACTCGGGTTCGCGGGATCGTACTCCCACCCCGGCGCGCTCGGATGCGGCACGTACTGCGCAGGCGGCGGTGCGGGCGGCAGTGCGGCGGGGTTCACCTGCACCATCTCCGCGGTTTGCGGATTGTAGAAGAAGCCCGGCGCGTTCGGGTGAGCGAGCCATCCGGCGGGCGCGGCGGGAACAACCTTGTAGCTCATCTTCTTGTCTCCTCTTTTCTCGTCGTCGTTTTCTCGTCGTCGCGTGGTCAC